ATGAACTGACAGCTGTCAGTTCATATAAGTATGTTAATACTGCAAAACAGCCAAATCGTATCTTAGTGTGATAGCAATTTCCAGTGCATCAGCTTGGCCATAATCAAGATCATTGAAATTTGATTCGGTGATGAATGCACCTTTTATGTCCCACAGCTGTACAACTGTGCCAATTGGATCCAAACTCTTCAACTGACAGTCACGCTTGTAGAAGCCAGCGTAGCCAGCACGACCTGACACTGCCTCAAACGTGGTACGTACCCACTCCATCACCTGCTGTGCACCAGAGGGTGCGATGGGATCATACAGCACGACGGAAATTGTCTGAAATTCCTGCTTAACTGCAAGGTAACGCTTTGAATTCATCCAGTCAATCGTAATTTCATTCTGATTGAAGTTTGGTCGTGATGCTGTCTTGATAAGATACGCATCGATACCTTCAATTGCAAACAACCAACGGTTCTTGCGCAGGGGCTCAAACTTGTTTGGAATCATTGTTGCGACGTCTAGTGTTTCTGCCATAATTTAGGTGTCCTTGTTACTGTTAAATATCACCACGTTTCAAATCATTCACGAAAATTTGCGTTCATTTATGTCTCTTTCCTTCGACGATCATCACGCTCATTGGAACGTCACCCTTGATGACCCTGTGCCACGTGCCTCTTGGTATGGTGTAGGTGTGTCCTTCACGTAGGCTGATGGGTAGTTGATTGTCAAACTGTATGTACCAACCGCTGCCTTCCATGACTGTCACTTCCCTGTCTGTTGGGTCGCGATGCCACACGTATTCATCTGATGAAAGACGATGATCAAATTTTCTCAGTATGGTGTCGTCTGAAAGCCTGCTGTCTACAAATGGTCTCTGTGGTTGATATTCGTGAACATGATTACTTTTCATGTAGTCTTCACATCCACAATCGTGGTCACGCGAGACAGATTCATTCTTTTTCTTGGCCTTCTTCACTGTGGCCCAAGGCTTTGAAGGTGTTGCTGCATTGACACGTGCCATCGCCCACTGATGCTGTGTCATGCCCTTGCGCGAGCCTGAAGTTGCCCATGCCGCTAGGCCCTTTCTATATTCAGACTTTACTGAACCTGGTGTTTGACCACGTTTCTTTGCCTTATTCGTCAACGTCTTTTCTGTGCTCTTGCTGAGCTTCTCTTCGATAATTTGACTTATGTCGTAGATACGTGATTCTTTTTGTGTGTCTGGGCGGGGAACGTTTTTAAAGCCAGGCTTATCACGCTCCTTCTTTTCCATCTTCTCACGACGACGATACGCCCTTTGTACGCGCTCAGGATCTCCACTCTTCAAGTCAGCCTTTGTTGCATCTAGCTGCTTATCACGCTTGCTACCTTCGGGTGCTGAGTATTGTGGCGGATGTGATGATTTACTCTTTTTGCGCTTCTTGTTGCTACGCTCACTTACTCGTTTAATCTCATCACCCGGCACCATGATCATGTCATCAGGTCCTTCTGGGTCGATTCCAACAAGTGGACCACGTGCATTGGGAATAGTGACGACGCCTTCCTTACCTTTTGCCCTTACTTTTGAACCCTTCTTGAATGCTTCACCAAGCATCCCATCGATGATTAAGGTTTCTAGTGGTATGTCGTCAAAGTTATGCATGCTCACTTACCCCTTGCTTTTCCTGTCGTTACTATCTCTGCCGCTCTTGCTGCAGCATATGGTTCAGTTGCCCAATCGAATGCACCTGCACCCACGGCCTTCTTCTTTGATCCACCTGACTTTGCAAGTGAAACAATTGAACCTACAGACGCAGTGTATTCCTCGCCCTTGTACTTACGAGTCTTTGTCTTAGTTGCCTTCTTCTTCTTTGCTTCGATGATTGCACCTGAAGCACTTTCATACATGGTCTGTATCGAGTCTCTATAGTCTTGTATTCTAGTCAATACTGAATCAATGTCATCTACAATCATCATCCAATCTTCATCTGTTCCATGTGGAGAATTATATTGAAGATGTTCAATCTCGTCGAGGGCAGGTTTCATAGCTGTTATACAAGTTGAGAGCGTGTGCTCAATTTCATTCACATATTCCAGCATACTTTCGTAGTAGAACATGGGATCACTTGAACTCATCATTGCCTCATTCATGAGTCTTGCAACTTCTGCTAGTTTTTTTCTTGTTTTTGCTGTTAGCTTCATATTTCACCACCATCCTGGTATGGATCTACCAAAGAACTTTGTTGCACGACATGACCAGTATCCTGCCTGCGTCTTGTCTTTCTTATCTGCGCAATTGTGTCTGTCACCGAATGACTTACGACGTTTACGTGCAGCAGGTGAATCACCCATTGCATCGGGCATTGAAGATCCAAATGATACCTTCCTCACGTTACCACTCTGTGGATCACGAACGTAAACGTATGCCCTACCACCACTACCACGTTTGGGTTTATTCAATTCAACGTTTTTGCCCTTATACTTTGCCTCAGACAGCGGTTCATACAGCATGGGAAAGTCAAGTGGAACTTTCACACCCTCATATAATGCCCATTCACCTACGTCGGATTCATGAAGCCACTCACGTTCAACTTCATCAATTGGTACATAGATTCCTTGGTTATACAGACTACGTGCTTCACGAATGACCCTGAAGAATTCACGTGAACCCGGTCTGAAGATGTTCTCATCGATGGGTACGTCATTCTCTATATGCCACTGTAATGATTCTGAAATCAACATGTCTTTCACAAATCCCACTTATATGCTAAATCACGTAAAAATTCTTCTCTAAGCATCTTCTTACGTCGTAGATTTTCGACACGTGATTCATTTGATAGACGACGATGCATTGATTGTGTGGGTGATTGACTTTGATACTCATACTCATAGTCATCGTATGTTGAGTCTTCAATTGCATCTTTCGAAATGTCAGCATCTACACTCTTCATAGGAATCACATCTTCAACTTCGTCTTCATTTAGTTCATCTATCAATGCATTCAACTTGTCACGCATTTGATCTATCGTGAGTCCGTCCCAATTTAGACTTGGTTTGAATCCGAACATCTCCTTATAGATGTCTCGATAATCTGATTCTATAAGATATCTTGCAAGATCTTCACCTGAGTGAATGCCCATCTTTGCCCAATATTCCTGATCTGTAACAAGACTAAATGGATCAGATGAATCACGTGTTGAGTTTAGTTGTTCTGCAAAGTCACTTGCCAACTCTGGATATGGACCTTCATATGGATCTTCACCCACTGATTCCAATAACAAGTTCACGCTGGCTGGTATTCTTGACTCATACAGCGTCTGCATCTGCTTACCATCTTCGTATAAGCCCTCGCCTATGAAATTATGCTTTGTCAATATCTCAACGACAACGCCTCTGACACTTGGATCTCCACTATCAAATGATATTTCTGAATTACTTCTAACGACATCTAGCACGTGATCGACAATCTTTGAATCCTCAAATGCATGACCTACAGGCATGACATCATTGAAATCTAAACCACGATCGTTCATCCAACCGACGTACGATTCGACAATTTGCATGATATCTTTGCTTGAATTATTCATCTCAGTAATCACTTAGTCTTGGCATGTACCATGTTGATCTGCGGCCACTCCACATTTGCTCTTGTTCTTCTAACTTTGCATGCTTACTTGGCTTGGCTTTTTTCAACTTCTTACCTTGCTTCTTTTCATTCTTAGATTTCTTTGCCTCATTGATCATGAATCGAACAACACTACGCAGTTCATTGATATTCATACCATTGATTTTACGTGAATCAATTATGAATTCATAATCATCTTTACCCGCAGCAAATTTGCCTGTTTGTACTTTTGTAACGATGATATTATTGATAACGTTAATCATGTCATGTAGGCGAGCAATGATATTTCTGTATCTGCCTTCTTCACGTGGATGAGCATGAGTTAAGCCTAATTCTGCCTGCTCCAACTCATTCTCAAGAGTCGTAAGTTCTTTTTCAAGATCCGCCGTTGAATCTTCAGCTTCTAGTAATATTCGTTTCATGATAGCCTCTCGTGTCTTCCTGATTGTATCACATGTCTTGTATTAGGAAACCCTACCTACGTCATCAAAGACACCCACGACGTCATCTATTGTCTCGTGAACGTCGTGGGTGTGGTCATCAGCCTAAACCACCTTGATTGGTAATTACGAAGTCCAAATCGATGAACTCTGCCACCTTGGTTGGGCGTAGGAATATCTTACCACGAATGGTTAGATTTTCAACATCGGCTTGCGTAGTTGTTGTACTGTCGATGATGACGCGGAATCCATCAAGACCCTGCTGTTCTTGGATTCTCTGCAGGATTGGATTGACCAATGCCGAGAATCGTGCAAGTGTCTCTTCACGGTTAGGCTCGAACAACAACGTATTTGCAACACGCTTGACTTCACGACGTATCTC